AGTTTTCGCTTGGTGGTTCTCAAGATCCTCTTGCTCGCATTGGTGGATTCAGTGGATTTCAGGGCGCACAAGATACAGTTATTAGACAAGCCATTGAACAAACTCTTCAATTGAAGATGATTGTGAAGAATACCGATAAGACGTCAAGAAACACAGAAGACTAATATGGCTACAATCAAAACTAGTGACATAGATCTTTCAAATAAAGACTTTGGATACATTGAAGTTTCCCGCGAATACAGCGGAGGTGATGGTACTGGCAGGCAGATAATTTACACATATCGAGGAAGCAAAGACGCTTTGCGTAATGCTTCAGTTAACTGGGTTATTGCTGGAGGCAAATACCAAATTATTGAAAAGGGTCCGTACTCTGAAGCAACGGTTACTTTTTCTGGGACTAACTTTAACACCAATAATCCTACCGCTCTGCAACCGGCAGGAGATGAAGAACCGTCTCAGCGTTACGAATTCAGGACTGAATACGTTGATGCTTCTTTGTTTGAACTGCCGCAAGTAAGAGCCGAGGCCAGAACATACATCTCAGAGGAAGAATACTATTCAGCGGTCAGAGCTTCTGGAGATGATCCCAAGAACAACAAGCTCCCAATGTCACAAAGCCAATTTCCTTTGGCTTATGAATTGATCAAAAAGTTTGCTCGCGGTCAGACTAGCTTTCAGACCTCCCGCTGTTCATTGACTCGGATATCGTCTTATTCTGCTCTAAACGGATTGCCATCAACTCCACCGATTATATCGGCGGTGTATTCTGGAGTTGTCCTTGCAAACAATAATCTGTTTCCTGCGTCAGTAAGAAACATAATGCCAAGACCGCCGTTGAATCCCAATCTGACTCCATCTGGAACAGCTTGGGCTTGGCTTAAAACAAACGACTCAACCTCGCTGATGATTAAGACCAACCAAGTTGAACGCAACGAGACTTGGACGTTTGCAGCTTGGGATCTTTTCGCATATCCTTACGACGTAGACCCTAGTTTACTCAGATAACCTAACCTAACACAACATGGCTGACGAAATTCAAATGACTGCTCGCTTGTACGCTTCCAAAGGTGGAGCGTTTCTTCCGAGCGTAACCTACACCAAGAGCGCGACGATGGCTGGAGTCGATATGGGTTCACAAACCCAATTGATTGGAACCACCGTTGAAGCTCTAGACGTTCCAGTTGATGTAGCTAGTCCGTACAAGCTGCTGATTGCCAACTTGGACAGCACCAACTATGTCGAGCTTGGCTTTGTCTCTGGTACTTACACGATGCGGATTCCCGCTGGTGAAACACTGCTGATGCCGTACGTCAGCGCAACGCTGTATCTCCTAGCAAATACGTCTTCCGTTACCATCCAAGCAACGTTCTGTGAGATCTAAGCGTTTGTCCTATGTCAAACGAAATAGAAATGTCCGCTAGGTTGTATGCGTCCAAAAACGGCGCATCAATCAACTCACAGACGTTTACTTCTATAGTGAACATGACTGGAACCGATATGGGTCAAAATACCCAAGATATCGGTTCTGCTGCTGATGAATTACTTGAGATCGCTGCTGATCTATCATTACCGTACAAAGTGTTGATCAAGAACTTAGATTTGCAATATGCGGTCTATGTTGGGGTTTCCACTCCTTACCAGTTCCAGATCCCTGCTGGAGAGTTCATGCTCATCCCGCGAGTTGATGCTAACCTGTACTTGAAAGCAGTAACCAGCGGATCAAGCGTTAAAGTGTTCGCTCAATACTGCGAAATCTAATGGCTGTCACCCTACCATCTAAGGTTGCAGAGCGTGGTATCAAAGCCGAACACGCTCGCGCCATCAATCAACTGATTGACGTAGTACGCAAGATCCAGCTTGTTGCCGGACCCGATCAAGCGATTGAGCAGACTCCGAATGGTACGACGCTCAAGATAAAGCAGACCGGAAAGGTAACCGCCACAACCAGTTCTGCTGAAGATTGGTTCTATTGAAATGGCCTACGCAAGAGACGGAAACGACAGGATGTTCAATGCGAACAACCTGAATGATTTGTATTCACGCTTCGACCGGAAGTGTTTTCTTGCGCTGAATCAGTTAAGCCCGTTGTTCATAACTACTCCAAACGGAGAAAATTACGAGCAAACAACTGTTCCTTTTGGTGTTGTATATCAATACAGAAGAGATCCCACTACTTGCAGAAGACTTGCTGGTGCGCAATTTTATAGCGGTTCAGCAATAGTCAACGATTACAATCAGTCCAAAGCCTACGACGAGCTTTCAAAGCTTGAAGTAAAACACCAAGACGTTGCAGGAGGTCAGGTTTACGTTGACACATTTGGACCAGTTGCTCCTTCGTTTACTTGTGACGTTGCGTCAATTCATTACTCTTTTGAGCTTCTGACCAGAGAGGTTGACGGAAAGCGTTATGACGTTCATTTAGGTTGGGACCCTCCTACAAACGCTTTTACATCCTATGTCAGTGGAAGCTTGGGTAATTTTCCAAGACTCCCTCCATCAAGAATCCACAAGCACAAGACTGCTGTAGCCGATATCTTTATTGAAGGTTATCTTGAGTTCTCAATTAAGAATACTTACCAACGTTATGATTGTTGGAGAGTGCATAACTGTAATGCAACAAAGCTAACGGTTCAGCTTCAGTCTTCTAGTGGATCTTCTACTAGCGTAATTATTGAACCGTCTAGTTGTAGATCATTTCGAAGATCTCCTGATGGCGAATGGATCACAACTTGGCCTAACGGTTCTGTTTGCAGATACTTCTTCCCATATCTTTTTGGTGATGTTCCATACTTTGCTGGAGGTCCACCTGCTGCTGTTAATTTTAGCCAAATTGGTTTCATGGCTATTGAGATGTCAGCCAGAGCAAACAACATAGCCAACCCGTTTCTTTTGTTCCAATGGCAGAACGCTCTATACGCTCAACTTGATCCACGTAATCAGCATAGCATTCTGTCTGCATACAAAGGCGCGTACCAAGACCCTTTAAAAGATAGCACTATTATTGGAAACGCTATATTCACTTGGGGACGAGCTAAGGTGGCTAAGTTAAAAGCGGGAGTTATAATCCAAGAATACTTCAAAACGTTTTCTAGAATGGAAACGTTAGTTGAGGATCTTGAAAGCATAGGTTTAACAGTAACAAAAGCCCAAGGAACATTGACTCTTGTTCCTAAAGAGCAAGACACAACGGTATTAATATTTCCAGTTGACGCTAACATTTTTGTCGGCGGAACCAATAACCTATTCTGGAACATTGTTCCTGCTGGAGTTAATGTAGCAACAAGTTACCCAAACGGATTTGCGTCTAATACAACCTACAATGCAACAGGCTGGATCGGAACGTTTGTTCCAGATTTATTTGACACAATTTTAAAGCTGCGAAAACTTGTGTGGGCGCAGGAATTGTATTCATCAACTCTTGAACCAATTGATGGGGCTCCAACTGAAATTCCCGAATCAATTGTTTCCAAAGTAACACTAACACCTCTAGGGCTGGTATGTTGCGGCGTAAGTGCTAATTCTATTACTTACAATTACACACGACACAGGAACTACGAAGAAGCGGCAACATCAGCAAATCTATTCATTCAATCAAGATCAATTGGAGAAGGACAGCAAAGCAATCCTCCTAGCGCAGTCGATTGGTATAACACTAGATTTATTTCGCCTGTTCATACATATCTGTTTCACGCTGCCGGTACATTGTATGAAAACGTAATGCCAAAGGCTGGAATGGCTTTTGTGCCTCCCCGTGGACCGTGGGGATTTGCGTCTTCCGTTTATGACGCAGAACTATCAAGAGTTCTTAATGTAACAACAGGTGGTGCTGATTTCTGGATTAACAAATGGGGAGCCGCTAACGGCAAAGATAACCAAGTCAGAATACTAGGACAGCCCAACCAAACGCTTCAAACACCAATACAGACAACAACACAAACACCTAATCTTGTTGCTGACGATGTGTTTTATGATTTAGACAATCCTAAAATGGCAGGAGTAGCTGGGGTTACTACTTTAGGAGGAATTTACAATTTAGCTCAGATCAATTATAGAGATACAGGACAGTATTTTAACCTTCCGTATATTCCTTCCTTTGTCGCACAAGCAGAGGGAACTGGACCAATATTCCACAAGATTAAAAAGAGTGCTTGGCTTTGGAACTCTTTAGAATACGCAGTTGACGCTTTTGTTAGATCAATCCCTATGTGTATGGGGAATTATGCCGCTCCTTTAATTGGAGGGGTTACGCTTAAAAGCGTTATTGATGTTGCAAATACAAATAGTGACAACTCTTCTGGGAGAATAGCGTTTTGGATTAGCGAATCACAATACAGCCAATTGTTAACAAATGGGATTTTAGCATACAAAGTTGAGCCAACTCCTCCGTCATTATTGGTGTTATACTTTGTTGCTCCAGAGGATCTTGAAAGTTATTGCAAGCGGTTTGGTTTCAACTCTTATAACTTTGATGCGTATAAGCAGTTCTTTTCGCTCACTCAAGACACAATCCCTTATCGAAGCTATTCAGAAGGAGAAAAAACCGACTCGGTGGAATACTTCCGGCAAAACGTGGTTTTCCCTGATTTCCCTGCGACTTACTACGGCTCCCTGCGGTACGTCGATCTGACCGCTTGACATTAACCCACCGTTGGGTTTACAGTCTTGGAGCCGATGAAATGTCCCTCCTGCAACTGCATTTTTGCCGCAAGTCTCCGCGAAATCGCGAAGGAGTTGGGAGCATCCAAATCAACGGCAAAAGCCTCTGCTTCCCGCACAAACGGACGGAAAGGCGGAAGGCCGAAGACCTATGAAAAACGAACTAATACCAAGTCAGAAACAGTCCGCGCTGTCGGTGATGGCCGGTAAATTCAGCGTCGAGCCGATTAAGCTGCTCGATACTCTCCGCGCTACTCTGATGCCGAAAGCTACCAATGAGGAGCTTCTGGCGTTTGTGGTCACTGCAAATCAGTACGACCTGAATCCATTCACTAAGGAGATTTACGCATTCCCCGGTCGCTCTGGAGGGATTACTCCAGTGGTCTCAGTGGACGGCTGGATCAAGCTGATGAATCGGCATCCGCAGTTTGACGGCATCCAGTTCCGCACTGATGACGTCGATGGCAAGCCGTTTTCGGTGACTGCAACCATCTACCTTAAAGATCGCTCGCGTCCCGTGGAGATCACCGAGTTCTTCAGCGAGTGCAACCGCTCAACGGAGCCGTGGAAGGTCAATCCTCGTCGAATGCTCCGACACAAAGCGTTGATCCAATGCGCTCGCGTAGCGTTTGGCTTCAGCGGGATCGTGGACGACGAGGAGGCTGTCCCTCAGGTGCAAGTCAACGTCACGCCGTCTCGTCCAATTTTCCGCAGCAAGCTGGAGCCAAAAGTGGAGCCGCAACCGCACGAGTACCTCCCCGAGAATAACCCGATCCCTACCGCTACGGTCCAACCCACCGAAGCCATCTTGCACGAAGGGATTTCCAATGAGTGACGAGCGCAGTGGGCTACCGTCAGCGTCAGCGGCTTCTCGCTACGCTGCTTGTCTTGGGAGCTACCATCTAGAGCGTCAAGTTGCCGAAGTCGAGTCAACCGCTGACGCTGCGACCGGCAACCGCATCCACGCCGCTCTGGGGCTGGAGCCGGTTAGCAATCTAACCACAGACGAGACTTACATCATAGATCGCTGCCGAGAGCAGGAACTGGAGTTGGTCAAACAGGTGTTCTCAACCTCTACCGAGGAGCCGCAAGTCTTCCGCGAGAAGCGACTGTGGAGCCTTCAGAACTACGGTCTTGGCGAAGAAGACAAACGCCTTTGGAGCGGTAAGCCGGATGTCGTTTACGTCGAAGGAAATTCCGCTCTAATCATCGACTACAAGTCCGGTCGCGGGACCGTCGAGAACGCAGCGGAAAACCTCCAGTTGCGCTGTCTCGTTGCTCTCTTGCATGAGTCTTTTGGATTCACGCTGGAAGAGGTCACGGTCGCAATCATCCAACCTCTAGCTGGACCTCCGAGCGTTGCGTCCTACGAGTTAGGCGACCTGATGGCTGCGGTGCGTGAGTCGCAGTCGCTGATGGCCGCGATCATGCAACCAGACCAACCGCGCACTCCGAGCGAGTCCGCTTGCAAGTACTGCAAAGGGAAACCCTATTGCTCCGAAGCGCGGGAACTAGCAGTCACCGGACCACTCGCCAACGCTCCAGAAGGCATTACAGCGGACGCGATTGCTTCGACCCTAACATCCAGCCATCTCGCTCAATTCCTCGACAGAGCGGCTCAAGCTGAGGCTGTGATTGAGGCTTGTAAGTCTGAAGCTCGACGCAGACTGAGTGAGGGGGAAACCATCGAAGGATGGACGCTCAAAGACGGATCTGTCCGCGAGTCTATTACGAACTCTGAGCAAGTCGCTTCACGCTTTTTAGAGTTAGGAACCTACGAGCAGCTAAGTTCCGCGATCACAATCAACAAGACCAAGTTAAAAGACGCAGTCAAACTCGCAACTCAAACCAAAGGCCGCGAGTTGGAATCCAAACTAGCCGCGCTCCTCGACGGTTGCACTGAAAGCAAGACCGGACAACCGATACTGACCCGAATCAAATGAATCAAACCCATCCAATGGAACTCGTTCGCGAGTTTATGAAGACCTACCAGCAACTTGTCCCGCAGCGTCCCATCCTCCCCGATCCGGTGACGCAAAATCTACGATACCGGCTTATCGACGAGGAGGCTCAGGAGTTAGCCGCAGCTACCAACCCGAAAGAGTACCTCGATGCTGTTGGCGACCTCTTGTATGTAGTGTACGGAGCCGCGCTGGCTGCTGGATTTAGTCCGCATCAAGTGGACGCAGCATTTACGGAAATCCACCGCAGCAACATGAGCAAAGTCTGGACTGACGACGAGATTGACTCCATCCCTGCTGACTGCCGGTCAACTCGCGTTGGGGACAACCGCCATATTGTGAGGAGGAGCGACGGTAAGATTGCGAAATCCCCATCCTACTCTCCCGCACGACTGGAGAGCTACACGCGATGAGACATCTATGGGCGCGTGGATTTGGACGGCTCCACAGTGATGCTGAGATCATCACGACCGACGATGGCAAACAGTTCCTGATTGCCGTAATCGAGTTTGAAAAACGCACGTTGGGCAACGGGAAGTTGTATGCTCAACGGGTCACGTTCCGATCTTTTGACCATGAAGATATGGACGCTGTAAATCTCCTCGTCGAGGGAACTCACGTTATGTTTGATGGCGATTGCGATGCAGTGGCCGACAAGTCAAGCACCGGCTGGTGGTACGCCAATCCTCGGATTACCGGACGCATCAGCGAAATCATTCCCTCTGGACATGAATCTTAGCTTCTTTTGCGCGGGAATCCCGAAGGCTCAACCTCGGGTCAAAGCCTTCGTTCGCGGAGGTCACGCCGGAATTTACACGCCGGATTCAGCGGAGGCTTGGAAGCAAGAGGTTAGGCGACAAGCCGTTGCGAACGCTCCAGAATCAATTATAGCGGGAGTTGTTCGTATCCAGCTAGACTTTTTCCTGCCGAGACCAAAGGTGCATCTGACCAAACACGGGACACCGAAAGCAAAATCACCAATCTGGCATTGCAAAAAGCCGGACTTAGACAACCTCATCAAAGCGGTCACCGATGCGATCACCGACACTCAGCGAGTCTGGCTGGACGACAGCCAAGTTTGCTTCATCTCATCGACCAAATCCTACGCGCTTGATTCCGTTGGTTGCAGCGTGAGAATCTCGGCAGAATAGCCTCTCAGAAATCGCGGAATGGTGCGCATGGAGATCCTGCGACAGGTGGGGTCACCGCGCAAAACACCGCGATTTCCTCAATGTTTACGGGCTTTTTCTGACAATCTGAAAAAAGTTGCAGATTTCTGTTGCAGATAACCCACCGATGGGTTTAACTCATCTCATCGAAGGCAACGAGCCGACGAAAAACAAACCGAATTAAAAATGAACACGATCAAAATTGCAGCCCACTTCTCCAGCCTGACCGCAGCGGTCGCAGCAACCGGAATGGATCTTAGCTACAACGAAGCTGACGCTCGCCAGACGATTCGCTGGATGGAAAACGACCGAAGCTTGAAGTTGGCCGCAGTCTTTACTGACGACACCAACCAGATCTGGTACGTCATCAACAGCGTCAGAGAAAACTTGAATCTGCTGCACAAGTTTCAACCGTTTTTCTCCTGCATGAGCGATTGCCCGTTCAACGTGATGATGCCAAAGGCTGACGGTGATATTGCCAAGCTGGAAAACGCGAAAGAATTGGTTGAAATGGCAGTTCTTCCCAAAACAAACGAGAATCGAAAGCTGATCGCCAAGTCCGGTTTGCTTGCCGGTTAAGAATCTCCAAGAGGGGCGCGACTCTCCAACGCGCAACAAACCATCAACACCAATAAATACCATGCAATTCAAAGACATCGAATCGTTCTCCGGCATTGAGGTTGGAGATCTCGTGAGGGTCCAACGTGGACCACTTGGATCAAGCACTCAGATCGTTTCAGTGATTACTCGCACAACCAACACGTTCTGCCCGATCATGGGTTGGTACGGTGGGCCATCAGTGAAGTTTAGCTTTGTTGACGGTGGATCTTCCTATCACTTCCAGCTGGATCAAGAGCAGCCGATTCAAGAGAAGCATTGGTTGAAGTAATTTTCAAACGTGGGGAGCGCATACGTTAAACGCTTAAAACCATCAAATACCATGACCATCGAAATCAAATACACCGCATCCGTTTACACTCCTGCCGGTTGGCGCGGAGTTACCATTACCGCCAAAGCAACTAAGACCTCTGAGAAGATGGCTCTGGTTGTCGAGGTGCTAGAGATCAACGGAGAGTCCCCTAAGAGCAGCATGAGCCGCACTGGAGCTAGTCGCCAGCGGTTCAACGGTAGAGGGATCTCCTGCCGCGAGGTAGGAGCCAAGAAGCGGCTCTCCGCTTGTGAGATTCTGAACTAAAACCATCAACACCATCAAATACCATGCGTTATCATTGCAAAGACCGAAACAGTAAGTCCCTCAGTCAGCACTCATCCATCCTTGAGGCTCTTAGAGCGCGAGAAGTCTGGCTCCATACTCGGGAGCTAATCGGCATTACCGACAACAGTGGGCGGTTGTTGTCCGCAGACGAACTCTACCAAGCCAAAGCTGCTGCTTGGATGAAGGGGACCAAGTGAACCTCGGACCTTTGATCGCGGCTCTAATCACCGTGGAGTCTAACGGACGAGACAACGCCGTTGGAGACGCTGGACTGGCTATCGGTGCGCTCCAGATCCACCGAGCGGTTGTAGTGGATGCCAACCGGATTGCTGGCACCAGCTACACTCACGCACAAATGACAAACCGAGTTGCGGCTCGTCGAGTTTGCGAGATCTATCTTAATCACTACGGCAAAGGCTGTACCACTGAGCAGTTGGCTCGCAAATGGAACGGAGGTGGTCCCGCTGGTGATAAGAAAACAGCCACAATCGCTTACTGGAACAAAGTTAAACGCCATCTCAAATGAGTTCTTCTCAAAGAGTTGTTTTGGAAATTAAGATTGCTCCTGAAAACGGAATTGTTGAAGAAGGAGGCACTATGATAGTTGAGCTTATTGAAGAATGCGGAGAGAGGTATGTTCAACTAAGGGATATGCACAATCCAGAATGGATGTTTCCAATTATGGATGAGACACAGTGGTCTAGAATTAAAACATCAGTAAATTTTGCTATAAAGATATGCTAATAATACAAAAAGCATCTATGAAGAAAACCATCCTAATATCAGAAGACACTCACAAGAAACTCAAAGAGTACTGCAAGAAGGAAGGAATCAAAAGCCAGCATCTAACTGATAAGATTATTAGGGAGTGGCTAGATAAGGAGATGGCACTATGAGCGACAGAATACAGAGCATTATTAAAGGAGGTACTGGAGTGTACAGCATCAGCAAGAAAGAGGCTGGAGAAATCCATAAGGCGGCTAAGAAGGTTAAAAACTATGCTGTCAGTTATTGGACACGCAACCGGAAGAATAAGGAGGTTAAATGAGCAAAATCAAAAACGAAGAATATCGCCTCACATTCAAAGGACTGCTGTCCATTTATCTGCCCGATGCAGTTATGAACGAAGTTTTTAGCGCAATCGAACTATCATGCCGTCGCAACGGCTGGGGTATCGCAATCAACGAGGAGAACCGACTGGACTTTGTGCAAATGCAACAAGTGAAGGAGGCAAAGCCGTGAGCCAAATCAACGACGGAGGACCGGCGTTTCCAACACCAGTCGGAGTACAGCACAACGATGGCATGACCCTCCGCGACTACTTCGCGGCGGCCGCCACTGAAAAAGACATTCAGGAGTTTATTCCTGCAACCTGTGGAGAAGCTGATCAGTTCCGGCAAAAACACGGATTCTTACCAAGTCGTCAGTGGGCGAGATATTGCCATGCCGACGTGATGCTTAAGGCGAGGGGGGAGAAATGAGCGATACACCCAAGACAAATGCGGCAAAATTCTGGTCTGACATTGGAGGGTGGGTAACGCCTGCCTCTAAGTTTATGGAACTGGAACAGGAACTCAACGCGGCAAACCGGCGCATCAATCGATTGGCGCAGGCTGGCGACTGCTTATTGAGTCATCGCAACAGCACCGATTATCACGAAAAAGTTAGAGAGTGGGACAAAGCAAAGAAGGACAAACCATGAGCAAAGACAAACTCCGTGAACTGCTGGGTCAGTTGTGGCTTCAAGACATCTCAGCAGATGAAGCATTCGATGAACTGGAAGACTTGATAAATCGCATCACCCAACTAGAGCAAGAGAACAACGTCATGAGAGCAGATCTGTTACTGTGGAATGAGAAGGAGGCCAAGCCGTGAGCATGATTATTAAAATCGAATTATGGATTGTGCCAGTATTCATCACCGTAATCCTGCTGTGCATTATGTTCAGGCCATACCGTTCCAGCGGGCAGTATGACTTTGGACAGATCTTTCGGCTGTTTTGGCTGATACCGATCGGAGCCGTTTGGATAATTTATATGGGAATTCTTTTAATTATTAAGGAGGCAAAGCCGTGAAAGAGTTTTATGAATCAGCAGTCTACGGATTTTTCATTGGGTTTTTTATTCTTATATGTTTTCTGTTCGGTGTACATCTTGGCAAGAACAGCATTAAAAAAGAAGCCGTGGAATATAATCATGCCGCATGGGTTGTGTCTGTAGATGGGAAAACTACGTTCAAATGGAAGGAGGCTAAGCCATGACAGACCTAGAAATCAATATCGCAATTGCCGAAATGTGTGGCTGGGGATTTCTTTCAAAAGATAAATTTATTGTTATACCGCCCAATAGTCCGAATAGCGTTCAACCGCTTTCAACAATTCCTGATTACGTCAATGATCTCAACGCGATGGCGGAAGCAGAGCAGTTTCTGGACTCTACGAATGGAGGGAGCACAGACCCGAATTGCTTGCGATACACCTACAGCAGCGAGGTCTACCGAATCGTTCCAGACACCGTTCAACCATTCAGGGCGTCGGCTCGCCAACGCGCCGAGGCGTTTCTGCGGACGGTTGGACAATGGAAGGAGGACAAGCCGTGAGAACATCAACCGAAACACTGATCGCAGCCATGCACATATTGGCAACAGAAATCCAATCCGACGATGGCGCGGCCAACGCGGCAGTCGCTGAAGCAGCGGAGCGACTAGCGGAGCAGCATATGCGCATCAATCAACTAGAGCAGGAGAACGACGCAATGCGAGCGGATCTATTATTGTGGAGCGAGAAGGAGGTTAAGCCGTGAGTACTATTAGGATAGCCGCATTTATCAAAGAACCGTGGCGGGACGTTGGGTTGGATGCGGAGAAACGAGGGCTTGAAATCTGCAAGCGCAACGGGATTGAGAAACCGGAAGCCAACATGGTAATCATTATTGGATTGTGCGACATCATAACCAAGCTAGAGCAGGAGAACGACGCAATGCGAGCGGATCTGCTGCTGTGGCGGGAGGCAAAACCGTGAGCTTGCTTGAAAAATTAGGTCTATCAAAGGAATCAATGGAGAAGATGCTTGGCGTTGTCGCTCCATTAAAAAAGACTAAAATCAAACGCTATCGGAGATACGAAACTGTTCCCGCGGATATCCGCAAAGCCGTTCTTGGAGAGCATCCAAGTTACACTTGCCGAGAGTTGGCTAAAAAATACGGCATCTCAGCTTCAACTATATGGGACATAAGAGACAATAAATCCAAAATTGAATGACAATAAGAAATGATTCATACATCCCGAAGCGCGGACACATACCTCAAGCAGTTGTAATAGAAGTACTACAAGACCTTCAGAACAACAGAACATACAGACAAATTAAAGAAGACTACGCAGTCAGCATAGGTTGGATACATAAAATCAGACACAATAAGACCAGAAAATGAACATACTCAACGAAATCAAAAGCGGAATCTCCAGATTGTTTGGAGTCCACAAGAAGGTGGAGACCAAAGAGGCTCCGAGAACTCTAAAGCCAAAACGCAGCCAGAAGCGTGGAAGGGGACGACCAAAGGGACTCAAGATACCGCAGCAGATTGTCGATGCGGTGCGACAAGCTGACAAGAGCATGACTAACAAACAGCTAGCTGCTAAGTATCGTGTTTCTTACTTTTGGGTTTGGAGTGTTCGTAGCAATAAGTTGCGCTTGAATTAACCTAATCAACGCGAGTGTGTCTTGATTTTGCTCTTCTTTTATGATTATTGCCAATTGTGAACATCACTCAGCACCACCGTCGAGTTATGGCGATTGGTTGCAGTCATGGGAGCCGAGCCAATCCAGATGCACTCGCTGCGGTGCTTTTGTTCCGCGAGAAATTCAAGCCAGACGAGATAATCCATTTAGGGGACGCATTCGATCTTGCCTCATTGCGATCTGGCTCACTCCAAAACCCCAACGACTCGGATCAAGCGGACGATTATCTTGATGATATCCAAGAGGGAGTAAAGTTCCTCAATGAGTTACGCCCAACGGTGTTCACTTTAGGAAATCACGATGAGCGAGCTAAGAAGTATCTCAATCACCATAACGCTGTTGTAAAAGGATTTGCGGAGGCTGTATGGGAACGAATGGTTCAGCCTATCAACAAACACTGCCATACCTTTATTGAACACAATGATTGTCTTCAAAGATCATTCTATAAGTTGGGCGGTTTTAGTTGGGGACATGGAGTGCTCTATGGGGAAAACTTCATTCGTGATTCAGCCGAAACATTTGGTAACTGTGTTGTGGCTCACGCTCATCGAGCCGGTCAAGCGACTGGCAGAAACCAGTCAAATCCAATTGGCTTTTGTGTTGGAACGTTGGCGGATATTCCGTCAATGGATTACGCAGGAAAACGACGATCAACCTTAGCTTGGTCTCACGGGATCGTATTTGGAGAATACACAGACAACTCAGCGCAACTATACCTGCACCAATGGCCTCAGAACGAACAGAATTGGCATCTGCCGAGCTTTTAAAGCGGCTGAGGGCAGCAATCCAACATCAAGCAGAGAGCGTCCCAGAGGGATGGTTGACCGCTAACCAATGGTCCGATCTTTGGAAGCTGTCCCCTAACGCTGCTGGACTCGTACTCAACAAGTCAGTGAAACTTGGATTGATGGAAACCAAGAAGTTTCGTATCGACACCAAAACTCGCGGCAACTACCCAACACCACACTACAAGCCAATAGATGAAATACCTGTCAAAGACTAAGCCAACCATTGAGGTTGAGTTCATTGCCGAAGCGCAATTGAGAATCGGTGAGACTAAGAGACTCTGCGTGATCTACCAACGAGGAGAGATCTTCTACGTTCGACCAAAGGCTGAGTTTTTTGATAAGTTTGTGCTGGACAAGTCTGTGATCCCGAGTTAGAGATCAGAGGTCAGCGCGAGCCGTGAGAAGCAAGCGATGACATTCAAAAATGAAGCCATGTTCAACCAATTTCTCCCCACTCTTTCTGTGTACGTCCCGTCGCTTCAGCGGGAGTTCTCACCACAGACTGAGTGGGGTTTTCTGTCTTGAAACATGATTGTAGAACTAGACTTCCTAGATCACTGGAAAACACGATTACTAAGCAGACTGTTAGACACTGAAACCGCTCCATTGCACGTTATTCGGCTATGGGCGCACTGTCAGACCAGAAAGACAAACAGGTTTGCTGATTGGAATCCTGCCATCTTGTCGGCGGTATGCAGATGGAACGGAGACGCTCAAGAGTTCTGGGACGCAATGCTCCAGACATTTTGCCGATCCGAAGACGGTTGTTTGATTGCCCATCAATGGGATGAGGTAAACGCTGGATTGATTTGCTCTTGGTCAAATGGAGCCAAAGGAGGGAGACCAAAGAAACCCACGGGTAACCCGCCGGTTAACCCAGAACCGATTCCGGTTATCCCAGACATAACCCGTGGGGTAACCTATAGAGAAGAGAAGATAGAGAAGATAGATTCTTCTTTGCCAACTCCAAGCGTTTCAGATCCCGAACTCGATTCGCTTCGCTCTCGGATAAACAAATGGTTTCGCAGACGAGAAGGAACCGATTGGCAACCCGCTGAACTCAAAGCTCTGAAGCTTGTGGTCAAGCTTAAGACCTCCGAGTCAGACCTTCAGCTTCTCGATGCTCGTTACGAGACTAAAAACAAGTATCGACGCAAAGACATTATGACTCTGCTCAACAATTGGAACACTGAGATTGATCGCTGCAAGTCTGGTGACGATGACTCGCAGCAAACTTTATCAATAGCCGGTCAACCGAAGACCGTTCTCTCAAGCAACATATCCGACTACCAATGAGCGATCCCTTTTTTGCTGAAGACGACGAGTTTGGTCTGATCGGAGCGTGTATCGCTGGAGGCTCTGACATTTGTTTTGACGCATTCGCTGAAGTTCCAACAGCAGCAATTCAAAACGAACAACTGGCTTTAACTTACGAAACCATAAAAAGCCTCATCACTCAAAACAAGCGAGTGACATTGCCGGAGTTAATGAAGGAATGGAAGCGAACCATCACAAGTTCAGCAGTACCATTTGAAGCTTGGAACCGCTGCGATGAACTCTGCCCATCACCTTCCGGCTATCCGATGTTCGCCAAGAGCGTTCTGGAAGCTCACCACCGGAGACAATTGCGTTTCGCTGGAGACCGCTTGATTCGCGATTCCGCTGTGGTGACCCTAACCGTGGATCAAATCGTCGCTAATGCCGAACAGGGACTCAGCGTTGAGGCATCCAAAGACGATCTTCAATCGAGCAAGTCCGTTGTCAGCCGATTTATCGACTCTACCCAAGAGCGGTTCAACCGACGAGGACAGTTGAGCGGAATCAATACTGGCTTCTTTCGACTCAACCAGATGACCGATGGGTTGCAGCTTGGAGAACTCGCCATCATAGCAGCAAGACCGTCGATTGGTAAGACCGCTATGGCGATTGCTATAGCCAAAGCAGCAACGATAGAAGACCAAGTGCCAACCTTATTTATCTCACTAGAGATGTCTGATGAAGCTATTATTAGAAGAATGGTTTCAACTGTTGGATCTATTCCAATGCAAGATATTAAGACCGGAGAGATGGATCAGGGAGGTCTTAAAGCTATGAGTACAGCATCAGCTAAGATCGCAGCCAGTCCATTACACTTCGCATCTGGCTCCTCGGTGACAAACATATCGTCCATCACAGCAGTAATCCGTAGAGCAGTCCGCAAGTGGGGAGTTAGGCTGGTGCTCATCGACTACATTCAAAAGATCCACGGCAGCAAAGGAGCCGAGAAGAAAACCTACGAGATAGGTGAAGTCAGCGGTAAGCTCAAGAGCATTGCCGTCGATACTAAGACCGCCATCGTTGCTCTAGCGCAACTCAACAGGGAAAACGAAAAAGATAAGGGTCGCTCACCTCGTCTTTCGGACATAGGGGAGTCAGGACAGGTGGAGCGCGATGGGGATCTGGTGATGCTCCTCAACCGAGACCGCAACCAACCGCAGGGGGAAGCTATGGTCGCAATAGCCAAGCAACGCGACGGAGAATGTGGAGCCGTAAAGCTCTGGTATGATGGACGCTACTGTCGGTTCTCTGAGTGCGGCATTGATACCTAAGTTTAAAAACCCAACGACAGGTTGACTCCCCTAAACAAGTCTGCCAACCTATCAGCGGACTTAAGTGCCACATAAACACCATGATAACCGGAAAGATTGACGTAACTAAAATAGACAAGACCCATCTCTTTAAAGGTAAGGCTGGAACGTATTTGGACATTGCTCTCATAACCAATAAGGCTGGCCGTGACCAGTATGGTAACGATGGGATGATTGTTCAGTCTGTATCTAAACAAGCCAGACAAGATGGTCATAAAGGACCTATTCTCGGTAACTATGTAGAGACAGATAACCGTGATACTAAGCAGGTAACTAAGAAGGTATCAGCGAACGATCCTCTTGGACCTGAAGATGACATTCCCTTTTGATATACAACAAACCATTTAACACCATGACAACTACCGCAGAGTTCTTTGAAGATACTAAGTCAGCAACTCCACGTTGTGACGCTGAGATTGAGAAGCTTAGAAAGCACTATCCAATACTAACGCTAACCGTTGTATTCGCATTAGCTCGCAAGCTTGAGATGGAGTTGATTCAATCCAACAACTCCATCGTTGATCTGCTCAACCAGATCGAAGCGATACAAGAAAAGAACCAACAGTAATATGGGAGGCGTACAGAAATACCTTACTCGTCAAGTCCAAGACGGTGAGATCTCTAAGGATGATCTGCTTGAATCACAGAGGAAACTAAGCCTTTTAAATCAAGCACCATCACTTGTGCTTAGTGCTATTGCTAAAGGCTGGATGAAGTATCCCGATAAGCTTGAGACTATTACCGAGGAAGAAGAGACTGCTAAGTGGATTGATACCTACGACTGCGAGAGAGCCTATCACAACAGAGTTAAAGGCATGACATACCGTGAGATCGGTAAGCTAATGGGCTGCGGTATGAATCGAGTGAGTGCTATCCTTCATCACGGCGAGAACATTGTACTTCAACGTAAGATGAAATCATTAGGTCATACTATTGTCAGTATCCCTAGTAAAGCTACAGTACAAGAACATATCACTAATGCTAAGAGCAAGAGCAAATCAAAGCCGTGATACAATACAGTATAACAGATTGTTTTATGCTACTAAGTATAACGCTTTGCCTACCTAATGCAATAATGTTAGGAGGCTCCCAGCTATGTCTAATACGCAGGTGATCGCGCGAG